AGAATTGTCAGGCTTAGAAATAAGTTTGTACCTGTTGATCCGCAAGAAGGCTCAAGCGGTTTTGATATAATTGTAAATGTAGGGTTAGGAACAGCTAATGATGAACAAAAAGTCTCTATTCTCCAAGGCATTGCAAGTAAGCAAGAAGTTATTCTGCAAACTCTGGGAGTTGATAATCCGATTTGTAACTTGGCTCAATATGCAAATACACTTAGACAAATGGTGGATGTTCTTGGTTTCAAAGATGCCGACCAGTTTTTCAAACCGCCACAAGTCGTACAAGCAGAAATTGCCCAAAGACAGCAAGGCCAACAACAACCAAATCCAGAAATCGAAAAAATCCAAGCGGAAATTGAAGCCGAAAAGATCAAACTCGAATCCAAAATAGAACTTGATAGATTAAAGTTACAGGCAGAAATTGAGTTAAAGAAGGAAGAGGCTATGGCTAGACTTGATATAAGAAGACAGGAGATGGCTCTTGAAGCAGAACTCAGAGTTGCAAAAGCAGTCACAGACAGCGATATCTCAACCAATTTACCAAGAAACTAGAAACCATTTTGGTGACGTATTAAGTCTATTAGTAGCTTCCCAATTCCATCACCATTGGAAGCTACACCAAGTCAAGAGGGTGTTTAATCCTCCACTATATCATGGACAGTTCAGAATTTGGTATAGTAACTCTCATCCTCTTGGCTTTTGTTGTTGGGCATGGGTAAGTGATAAAATTTTAGATCAGTTGCTGACAGGTCAATACAAGATACAGCCAGATGATTGGAAGTCAGGAAATAATTTATGGTTGGCCGAGTTTGTTGCACCATATGGACAAACTGGATACATGGTCAGAAACATGAGGCATTTTATTAAAAAAACATATGGCAAAGATATAAAAGGATTTTGGTATAGGTCAGCAAAGAAGAAAGTTGGCTATGCAAAAAGTTAGGAGATACAATGGGTGAAAGTACAGACGATTCAGATTATTCAGATGAAACATTAGAGGCGAAAGAAAGATTTGATGATCAAAAGAAAAATGAATTTGGTGGTGATAAAACAAATATTACACAAGATCCAAGAAAGTCATTAGATTTTGCTGATGATGCCATTTTAAGTAATAAAAGAGAAGCAAAATATATAGCTGACCAAAATAAAATTCTTGCAGATAGAGTGAACATTACAGGTGATGATAAGTTTGCACAAGAACAATATAATATTGATGAATTTGGCTATGATCCCAATGTATCAAGAATAAATGTTGGTGCAGGAGATATTTTTGGTCTAGAAAGTAGTATTGAAAAACAATTAGCATCAGGCGGAACACCTGTATATAACCCAGATGGTCAAATTGTCGGTGTAATGGGTTCGATGAGAGATGCTCCTGTTTTTGGTGCATTGCCAAGTGTAATTTCTAATATATTTCCAGATAATCAAGTTTACACAGGATTAGCTGAATTTGATCCTAACAGACAAGAGTTTGATGATGGAGACAATACAACTGGAGATACTACACCACCTGTCATGAACCAGATGACAGGCAAAAGCCAATGCCCTGACGGATATGTATTTGATAATCAATTACAGGCCTGTAGGCTCAAGACGAGGACTGATGATCAGTTAGGAACACCAAAAGATCCGCCATCTGGTGGGCAAATGTTTGCTAGAAATTATTCATTATTAAATCAAACACCTATGAATGTACCACAAGGATTTGACTATAATGCAATGAACACAAATTTTATGAATAGATTTGGCACAAGGCCATCTATCTTTAAAAGACCGCCTAACTTACTAGGCTTTACACCATTTGGAGGATAATAGTGGCAAGAGATGGAAAACTTAGAGAAGAAATAGAAAAGGGCAAACAGGTTGATGCCCTGACAAAAAATCCAATGTTTAATGAGGTATTTGAAAACTTGGAAGAAGAATTTTTGACCGCATGGAAAATGTCAAAGATGCAAGATAATGAAGAAAGGGAGAGAATTTATTATCTTTATCAATCTTTATTGGCCTTAAAAAATGCATTTGCAAATTTAAGTGCCAATGGAAGGTTGGCGCAAAATCAACTGGATGAACTGGTTGGCAGAAAAAATATATATAATTAGGGGTAATTATGGAAAAACAGAATGAAAATTTAGACGTAAAGTCAGCAGTAGATTTACTATTACCATTGGAAGCCGAGGAAAAGGTAACTCCAGAAAGTGGTGTAGCCGAGCCAGAAGAGGCTCAAGTGTCAGAAGCCGAAGAGCAAGAGGAAGCCATTCAGGAAACTGAAGAGGTAGAAACCGATGAAAGTGATGAAGTAGAAGACACAACTTCTCAGGAAGATGAAGTAGAGGAAGTCGAGGAAGAGACCCCAGAACTCTACACTATCAAAGTTGATGGTGAAGAGGAACAGGTAACCTTGGATCAGGCTTTATCTGGTCATATGAGGGAGAAGAAATTTCATCGAGAACTTAACAAACTCAGTAATGAACGTAAGTCGTTTGAGGCTGTAAAAGCTGAAACGGAGCAATTGCAGGGTAGGTATAAGCAAGGGTTGGCGGAACTTGAAAAAAGTTTACAAGTCCAAGAGCCTG